AGCTTCTTTGCTTTCATCTCTAAAAGCATGAGAGTCAGTTCTAGGAAATTGTCTATAAAATTCATTTAAAACATCTGGATCTCTTTTTAAGGATTCCACTTCGTTTTTCCAATAATCTATAGCTCCTCGATATATATATTCTCCATCCACTCCCTCCGCCGGAGTAGTAGGAGTATAAAATAAAGGCATCCCATATTTATCTATATAGCCTTCAAAATTCCATTCCATTGGAATAAATAGGTTATAGAGCCCGCTTTTAGTTTGACCATTTTGATTTCTATCTGCTACATTAGAATCATAAAATAGTTTTTTAAAATTATCCCCTCCTTTATCTAACGCATTACAGGTGGAGCCCATCATGCATTTTCCTATTACTCTACTTCCTAGTCTTAGACAGGTTTTAGTAACATTCCAGTTATTAATTATATTATCTGGCCTCATCCATTTGCCAGATTCATCATGAATAAGAAGTTTTAGCTTTTCTCCATCATAACTATTCTCCGCAGTATTCTTCCAATCAATTGTGGTATCTAATCCTTCTAATTCATTTTTTTCTATCTCATACATATTTTTTTTAGTAATCTTAGAAGCAGGTACTCTATATCCTAATTCTGTTTTAGGTCTATCCATTCCGTCTTGAATAGGTTTAAAAAAGAAAGGATAATGGTTGGATATAGGAACGACTTTATCGGTAAACATTTTTTTAGCATCTGCTCCTGTTTTTGAAAGAATTCCGATCCTAGCATCTTTACTTATTGTGGCTGTGTTGACTGCCTCACATGAGCCCATAAACGAAAATCCTGATCTCCTTATTTTTAAATAACACATTCCGAAGCTTCGCTTATCTGCCTTACACGCTTCCCAATATATATAAAATATCCTATTAGCTTCACGAAAATCTGGCTTTCCTACATCTATTTTAGTCCACTGTAAATACATGTAGTGAGTCCCGGTAATATAAAGAGGAGTTCCGTTGTTGTAAAACCAAAATCCTTCTTCTCTTCTATTAAACTCGTTTTCAATATAATCTACCCATTTATCTTTGAATTCATTAGGAGTCTCATTCCACTGAAATATAGTAGGAATTCGCGATAATTCTTTAGCATATGGGAAAGCCTCCCAATATTGATCTGCTTTTTTTTTGGATCTTTTATATATTTTTTTAGGCTGCAGAGGTAGGCCAATTAACAAGCCATTAATATTATATATCTCCCCCACTGTTCCATCTTGACTTATTACTACAAAATCATGTTTAGGATTATAGCCGTATTCCCAAGACTTATGTTGATTCATTTTCAACATCGACTGCTTAGAAACATGATTAGGTATAACCTGATATAATTTATTTAGATCTTCTTTCTGCAAATCCTTGTTGTATTTTTTCCTCCTCTTTTACCACACCGTTTAGCATTTCTTTTTCTGTTTCAATGCGTGAGAGTATTTCAAACGCATCAAATATTGCAAGCTTTTTAGTGGCCGCTGCATTTTTTAATCTATCTGGTGCCAACTCATCATCTTTATCATATTTTATAATATCTTCTTTTGCCACTTTAATAAGCTGTTCAACTGCCTGACGACCTGCCCTTATTATTTCTAATTTTAATTCTTTTGATTCTTTCATAAAACCATGGTAATATTATTCCAAAACATTCTATATATTTTTTCTCCATTAATATGAAAAGGATACTCACACTGAGGTTCAAATAAAACTTCGTCGCCTTCTTTTACACCTAATTTAGTAAGCATAGGGTTAGTATACTTTACAATTCCCGTTAATGGCTCTTCACCACCTGGTTTTAAAATCCATGAATCTTGAATAGGAATAGGTTTAATAAAACAATATTTAGAATGTGTTTTCCATTCTTCATTATGATAATATAAAAAGAATTGATCAAATGCAATAAAAAATAAATCATCTTTAAAAAAGCTTCTCCCGCTTTTTTCTCTTCCTTTCATGTCATAAAATATTTTAAATACATTATGATGAACTAGAAGTATATCGCCAGGAATTATTTCTCCCTCATAGGAAAGAGGACAAGAAATTACTTCTGCAAATCTATTTGTGGCTAAATGATCTTCTTGTGAAACGCTGGTGACAAAATCGATTCCTCCTATATTTTTTATATTGTCATAACGTCTACCATTTACAGGCTTTACAATAAAATAGTATGGAGATCTCATTTAAAAATTTATATTATATTCTATAGCTATAGGCATTTGGGAATTAAACTCTTTCCACAAAAGTATCTCATCTCGTTGTTGAATCCAAATTTTTATTGAGTTTGAAGACTGATCTTGTCTTATAAGGTGTATGGTGTAATTGCCGCCAAGGACATCTTGACCGACTATGTAATGCATAGAACTAGATTTATAATCTGCCCCAATGGAGACTTTTCTTATATCCATTATATATTATATTTTATTTACTTTCCTTCTTAAGTAAGGACCGGCGTCATATCTGCAGCATTTAATATTTTATATGTAAGAGTAACATAAAAATTACCGTCTCCCGTTAATAAATTTGTTGCAGTTGTGTTTGCAAGAACTACCTTGTCATTTTTGAGTATAGTTGTTTGATCGTGTGGTTTAAAAAAGTTTTTCCTCATCCCCGTCCCAGAAGTGTAAAAAGATGCAGGAATTTGACATATTATATCGCCAGCTGTAAGACTAGTAGAATAAAATAAACCTGACACTGTTCCTACATTGCTATAAGCTACTGTTCCATAATCATTGTACATATATATATCGTCTACTACTAGACATTTAGTGCCTCCAGGAGCAGGAATTAAATCTATAGGAGTGACTCCAATATTTAATAATGCTGCTGAAAGAATAGTTACGCTCACACTTCGTGATCCGTCTGGGCCTACTGTAAGTGATGCTGGTGCACTCCAGTTTATTTTTCCTGTACCATCATTTTTTAATACATTGCCAGCGCCCCCTATAGAGCCTGCTTGATCTATAATTGGTTCATTAAATCTTACAGATGCATTATCAAATACCCAGGCTCCTGAAGCGGCTCCTACAGCAAAAGAGGCTCCATCTAATTCTAGAGCGGCTCCTGCAGTCAAAGCAATTTCTGCCGTAGTATCTACCTCTAGCTTTACACCATCTATATCTATACCTGAAGTATTATTTAAATCTATATAATTGTTTGTTCCTAGGGGATTGTCAGTCCATATTCTTACTTTATCACTTAAACCGCTACCCACATTGTTGAGTTCTAAATCTGAGCCACTTGTTAAAGTTATATCATTTGTTACAGTAGCTGTTAAATTTGTTCCATCATCAAATAATACAGAATTACCTAACACGGTACCACTTGGTGTCCATTTAGGTATGTAGTTTAAAGTACCACTGCCTGTTGGGGCGTCAATCCAGAGCACTTCTGCCGCAGTTGAAGATAATACTTGTCCTGCTGTTCCAGGGCCTGCGGACGCATCCATAAGCTGTACACCCGGTGAAAAACTTACGTCAGTATTATTAAATCTCCAAGTCCCTACACTGGCTGCTACTTCTGCATTACCTGTATTTGAAAAGGTTACAGTGGTAGCTGTGCTATCTCCGATGTCAATGGTAGTACCATCGTCTGTAACATTAGAGTCTCCTAAAGATTGCGTACCAACCCATTTAGTCATTGTATTAACGGTTCCGCTTCCAGAAAATATGTTTTGATTATCTATTTCTTGCCATACATTCGTACTTGAGAATATCGCCCAATCTCCAATTTCCCATGTATTATTGCCGTCTAAGTTGGTTGTTCCATCCTCTTTTACTATATAATATTGCCCTGGTGTTCCAACTCCTGAAGCTAAAAGTGGGATATTATTGAAAGCATCCCATCCCCCCATATATTCTAATCCGGAAGGTAATTGATCAATCCATTGAACCCCCGTACCAACTGAAGACAATATTTGTCCACTTCCTCCTAAATCACCTGCTCCATCTTCTAATCCATCTGCTATATGAAGTATGTTGTCTGTTGTGGCTCTTGCATTAAAGAGTACCTTAGTTTCAAATTCAGATCCTCCTGAAGCTCTCACTTCAAAATATGACGCTGACGATGTAATATTTATTGTAGTACCATTGTCGGTAATATGAGAGTCTCCTAATGTATTTCCATCAGGCGTCCATTTAGCAACGGTGTTTAATGTGCCACTTCCATCTACATTGTCTACCCAATTTGTTCCTGTACCCGTTGAAGACAATACTTGGCCTGCCGTACCTACATCCCCACTGGTATCCCCATAGGTGCCACTGATTGAAATATTTCCGCCTGTATAGGTACCACTGATTGAAATATCTCCGGTTAAAATAATATTATTAGTGGCTGTATTCCCTTCTGCTAATACTTCTTCTAAAGTTTGGTTCGGCAGGATATCTGCAATCGATTGAAAAGAATAATTTACCGTAGCATTACTATCAGAAATATCAGTACCTACCACATAATCTCCTAAAGTAGGAGTTACTGTGGGGTATGCAATTAAATTACTTATCTTAGCCATTATTTTTTACTCTTTAACTTCTTCTTTTTTTTCAGCTTCTTTTACTTCTCCAGACTCTAAATTAATTACTACATCATCTCCATAAACTTCTATTAATTCTTTTTCTAGTTCTTGAAACTCGGCTCTTTTGGTGTCTAAAACTTTAAGCACTTGGTGTTTTTGAATTGCCATGTCTCCTAAGTTTTTTTGAATCATCGCAAATTCTTTATTCGCGGTTTGTAATTTTGTTAAATGTTCTTCACTAACTTTTGTTACTTTTTTTTCACTCATTTTATTTGATTTTTAAATTATTATT